ATCTGTAGATCCGAGATCACCAAGTATCTGCGTTTAGTCATCATCCTCATCTTCGTAATCCCCGAACTTCTCAGGGTCAATGGGATCAGGCAGAATCCAATGAGGATAGGCTTGTGGCTCCGTGATCATGAACATGGCAATGTCCTCTGCGAAACCTGCTCGCTTTAATGAACAGAAGTATTCATAAAGTCCAATGCAGTAAGCATCGAGCTTTGAGTAACCTTGTTCCTCTAACGCCTTAGTTGCTTTTCTTGCCATAGCACAATGCTACCTGTCAAGCAATATGTTATAGATCTCATCGACTCGCGTGTTGAGTCTTTTGATCTCAGACAACAGGTGTGTAATTACATAGCCAGACAAGCCACCAAGAGCTGCAATGGTGGCAAGGTAAAGCGTAAAGAAGTCGGACTGTGTCACTCGGAAATTCCGTACGAATCGTCCTTAGGGTTTAACCAACGCAACACAGGTGGCAAGATTGCTGCTGCACCTGCATAGATTAAAGCCTGAGGGTCAGTCACTCCCGATGCCGCAAGTGTGATTACAGCCGCAAGAAATGCTCTTACCCATGATCCTGACATCTTTTTTAGTTCGTTCATCTTCTCCGCCTAACATAGGTATCTGAAAAAAAGCACTATCATTATCAGCCTTTTTCTTAAAGCTGACATGCATGTGCTTAGTGTGTTTGTTAGCCCCTGTGTATTTGCGCCACCTCCAGTTAAGGATGTGGGAGCAGATTCTTCCATCATAAATGATGTAAGCAATACGCGTGTCTCTTTGTGCTTTGGATAAGGTGCGAAGCTGATCAGCAAGATCTCCCATGACATCTGGCTTACCACTTTTGTGGAGATCTTTGTCCACATCAATGGCACGAACCCAGCCCTGTGCATCTGGATTATGATCTGACTTGCGAGCAGCGTGTCGGGTATCACCGATCCAGCCATCCGATGTGCGGTCACGATCTGGGAACGAATCATCTATCTGCTGTCTTAATTGAATAGCAGTCTTAGAGAGTTTTACTTTCACAATCCAAGTGCAGCCTTTAAGTCATCTATTGTTAAGCCAACACTTGCCAATTTTTCATCCACAGTTGGTTCTGGTTCTGGCAAAGGATTAGCAATAGCGTTCAGGATTGCTTCGTCAGATGGCTTAGGTGATTTATCAAGCCATTCTAAATCTGCTAAATCATCGCCCTTAAGTGTCCATTCTGCGTTTGGCTTGATGTCTTTCAATGCTTTAATGATTTGGCTGTGAGTTGTCATTATGCACCAATTTCCATGAGAACGAGAGTTGATAAAGAAGTTGCACTGCCATTCTTATTGACAGTCACACTTGAACCTTGTGGAGAAGCAAATTGTGTCTTGTATGTAACGGCAGAAGTTGTTGCAGGACTGTCTAAATAAGATAAGTTAATAATTCCAAAAAATACAATGCTTGTGTTTGTGTAGAATGTGTAATCTTGCGAAGCCAGAATTGTCGTTGAGTTTCTGAGTAACTTTACAGTAATGCTATTATTTGCGTCTTTTGTTGATCCATTTTGCATAACAAATGCAAGGATTTTGCTAGAAGCTGCACTTGGTGTAATTGTTGCAGTCAAGCCTGTATCGCTAAAAGATGATGATGTTGTTGAGGTTTCTGTTGAATAAGTACCTTGCACGACTTGCAAAACTTTACCGCCACCGCCAGCAGGACTGCTCCATACTGGAAGACCGCCTGAAACTGTGAGGACTTGTCCTGTGCTTCCAATGCCAAGACGAGCAGGTGTTGATCCACTGGATGAATAGATTGTGTCACCTGTGGTAGTCATTGGGTTAGTCATGCCAGCTGAGTCAGCAGACCAAATAAAGTCCATGTCTGTATTGGAGTTCTTCTTTAGAACCTGACCGCTAGTGCCACCTTTAAGATCAAGCAGTGAAGCATCGATTGCATCGCCTAGTCCCTCGATGGCAGTTGCGCCATCCTTGACTAGGTCAGTGCTGGTTGGTACTGGCCAACCAAAATTAGGGGTTGTTGTTGCCATTAGGTTAGAGCTCCGATCGCTTTAGACCACTGTAGTGTACCATTTACGCCACTCCAGATGGTGTTAGTTGGAAGTACTGTTGCCCATGTCGGGGCTATAAGAGAAAAGTCTGTTGGTGAGACATAGATAGTCGCATCCACGAATGTTGGAGTAGCTCTAATTGATATGCCCTCCACAAAGCCTGAGAAGTAACCCTCGAACATGTTAAAAGGTAAGTTAGTGATTACGACTGGCTCGCCAAAGAAAAGGTTAATGAGGTCATTTCTAAGGGCATTAGGCATATTAGGATTATCAAGTCTGAAAGTAATCTGATCTAGCTGTGTTCTAGGCGTTGAGCGCAAAGCTAAATCGCGCTCAATGATGTCCTCGATGTCAGCTGTGTGGCGAATGTTGGAATCGAATGTTCTTTGGTAGCGACCATAGGTGGCGATAGAAGCATCGTCCGTGGCTGAGTAAGTTGATCCATAGTCATTGCCATAGCGCACGATCTCGCTGTTACGAATCTTGCCAATCTGTAGGATTGACTTAACGCTGGCAGGGGAAGCGTAGTTACCATCTAACTGGGTTGAGCCATTAGCTGCTAAGTAGTTACTTCTATGATCCGCATCTGCATATGAGATTCGCCCTTGCTTGTCCTCGTAGAGCGTTCCGAGTGCGCTGTCTGCTATCTGCTGGACTAAAGTTTGTGTGTTGCGATCTGCTGCTGCAAGGTTATCCATCTCGTACAGACCAGCATCTATCTCACCCAATCCTACATTCTCAGCATTAGCCCATGTAGTAGTCGGGTCATAAGTAGCCCATGTAAGAGTGGGTGCTACTTCTTGCCATTGATTAACTAGCAATTCTGAAAGGATGATAGAGATCTGTTCGCCATCTAAATCATGAGCTACTGCTGCTGTGTAAATTGCTTTAGGAAGTTTAGCCAAAGCACCCACTGCAAGGATTGTGCCAAGAGTTACATAGCCTGATTCTTCTGGGCTTCTGACTGATGTTGTAAAGTCTGAGACTGTGCCACCGAATACAGGCACATAAGTACCACCGCTGTCTTTAAGCTCTAGAGTCAGAGAATCTGTAACATCAATGTCAAAGAGTGCATTAGTCGAGTTGATGATGTCCATGCGGGCATAACCTGCTTGACATTGACGATCAATATCAATGCGACCAATAGTGACATTAACTGAAGTCACATTCGTATAGACAGTCGTACCGACTGTTATGCGCCATTCCGGAAGCCATGTCATAGGATAGATAAGCTCGTAGTTCCGCGCTGATTGGCTTGACGGATAGCATCTTCAATAGCTCTAGCGATCGCTTCTGGATCTCCCACGCCTGTATTGACAGTAATACTAATGTCTCTATCTCTAGAACCTACTGCACCTGAGTTGAACATGGAGCCACCTTCGGCTGCTCTAAAAGAGCCAGCATCGAATGAACCGATTGTGCCACCTGCAAAAGAATTAACTAAGGCATTGAACGCGCCTGAATCTTCAAGAGTCTGAAATACTGGGGCAAGTCCATCGATAAGTTTAATAAACTCTTTACCATTCTCGCCAATAACTGATATCACCCCACCGAGTTCTTCATTGGCTTTGTTGATTTCTGCAATACTTCTAGGTGCAGTTGTTGGGCTAATGCCGTTAGGTGTCTGGATAAATCCACCGCCACCACCGCCACCACCGCCACCACCGCCACCACCGCCACCTGCAGCAGGTGGAACGATTGTAGGTGGCTTTACCTTAGATAATAGATCTAGCATTTCTCTGATCTTGCGTAGTGCTTCATCAAGATTATTCTGATCGATAAGATCCTTAGGCTTTAATCCTTTAAGGATAGACTCGATAGCAGCCATTTGTGTGTTCTGACCAGTAAGAGCATTCAGCACACCAAGATCTGCGTTTAGTTTCTTAGTTGCAGCGATAATTGCTGCTTCATCCTTTGCAGCAATAGCATCTTCTAAAGCAAAGATTGACTTTTTAACGTTTAAGCGAGCTGTGTCATTGGCAATTTGTAATAGTTGTGATGAAGTAGTTGCCTTGCCTAATTGCTCAGCCTGATTAGTTAAAGCTGCTGCAACTTGGATCTTGTCCATGTCAAAGACTTCGTTGCCTTTATTGAGGGCAAGATTAGCCTTGTCAATAGCTGCTGCAAGTCTCTTATCTTTAAGAATCTTAGCCTGTGCTGCTGCTTGTTCTTTTGTAAGCTTTGTCATCGCCATCGCGTTCTTTCGAGCAATGGCATCTGCTCGCTGAGTATCCTGTGAGGATACAGTCATCGAGATGTTGCCGAAACCCTTACCATCACCAAATAAGCCGCCCGATGGCGCAAAGAAACTAAGGTTCTTAAAGTCAAAGATTGACTTGGTAATGCGGATGAACTCGCCTGTTTCACGAACAAAGTTAGCAATAGACTGTGCTGCCTTATCAATCTTAGCGATAAACTCATCTGTTGAATTGGAGTTTGTAATTGTGATTAACGCATCAACAAGACCTTTACCAATAGTTTCTTTTGCATTGTTACCAGCAACAGTTAATTTAGCAAGCGAACCTGCATAGGTATCAGCAGCAGCAGTTGCCTGCCCTGCGAATAGAACCGACAGGCGTTCTTGGATCTGCTCAAAAGATGAAGTTTCAAGTTCAGCCTTTGTCAGTCCTACACCTAAGCGACCAAGTGCTTGCTTTTGTCCTAAGTATGCTTTCTGCAAGCTCTGTGAAACCTGAGTTAAGCTTCTGCCCGTACCTGCCGAAATGTCAAGGGCTAACCCTAGTAATTCCTGTGACTTGGTAACATCACCTGTAGCACGAAGCATTCGATCCATTGCTGGACGAAGTTCATCATCTAGCACACCCGTCTGCATTTCAAGGCGAGAGATGAACCCATTGACTGAGTTTATGTTTGAGCCATAGGCAAGTCCTAGATTCTTTAGGGTAGTACCTAATGCTGTAGCTGCTTTTTCATCTTCTGCAAACGCCTTAACAGAAGCCTTAGCGTAAGACAAGATTTTTTGTGCGCTATAGACAGCAAGTAATCCTTTAGCAAGACCCTTGACATTCTTAGTCAATTTGTCTGTAGAAGTTTCAGCTTCCTTAAATGCTTTTTTGCCCGTGAACTCGGTAGCAATGTCAATCTTTACTTGTGCCACGATTAACCTCTAACTGTCGTGCGTTGGTTCAGTTTAGTTTTAGCATTTTCAATAGCTTTTAACACAGCTAGTAAAGCCTTGCCATTATCTTCTTCATAAGCGCGATAAAGTCCACGACCTCTGCGATTGCCTTGACCTTTGATTTTAGAATCAAACTTACCATCTTGATTTTGCACAAACTTACTTGAAGGATTTTTAGTTCCTGCAATTTCATAGATTGCCCCTGCGCGAGTTTTATTGAATAACTGTGCTAAAGATCTGAAACCTCTAGAGTTAGCTTTAGAAGGGCTTGATTTGAAGCCAATGTTAGATCTAACAATAGACGGAACATACTTAGGGAACTTTGCATTACTGAAAGCTGAAGAAGCGGCATTTATGCGATTGCCAGAAATTCCCCAATTAGACAAAACTTGGTTTTCATTAGGCATGTAACCTCTAGCTGTTTTAACGACTGGTTTTACTGCTAAAGACATTTCTTTTGTCAGTTTCTTAGATAGATCGGGTGTGAATGCTCTGAGAGCTTTTCTAAGCTCGACCGCGCCTTTTACTTCTGTTGGCATCGCTCACCTCTTTCGCTTCATCCTTGAGCCCCTGCACTAATGCATCGAGCATTGTCTTATCTAGATCCAACAACTGCTGTGGCGCGATTCCCAACCTAATGCTTAGCCTAGCAATTAGATAGGTGAATGGAAGATCGCGCTTTAAGCTAAAGGGTCTGAATCAAGCACCTCGACACTTTTGAGTGTCTCGATGAACTCCATTCCATAAGGCTTAACAGTTTCACCTGACCTGCGTGTTACTTCCCATGCTAACCAATAGACATCGCTTTGCTTTTCTTCATCGCGGAACGCCTTGTGGAAGCCCTTTTTAGCGTATTGCTCAAATGAGTACTCCACTGCTGGAGTGATCTCGCCTTCCAATACGCTTCCATCTGTACGAACTATCTTTAGTTTTGCCATGAGTTTGCCCCTTTATAGTTTGTTTAGAATGTGCCTGTAGTTGCTACTGCAACTGTTGAGTTACATGTGAATGTAATTGACTGTGTGCCAATATCGGCTACAGCACCGTTGATGTCTGTAGTGTTATTGACAAGGATTGAAACAGTGTAAAGAGGGTTAGTCGCTGAGACTGCTGTTCCCTTTGTCTGTAGGAATACTGCTGTTACTGTTGTTCCCCATGCAGCTTGTAAT